CGTGCAATATGTCCGATTCGACTCTTCCGATCCTTTCGCTTGCTCGTAATGTGCTTTATCCGAAACTAACTTCCGAACAACACCGAGACTCTTACGATTTTTAAATCGTACATAACCCTGCAAATGCGGCGTCCCTTCCTCGCCAACCTCACGACCATAGATAAGATACGCCATACTATCGGCACGGAACACCGGCTCGAAATTTCCATAATTATTTAACGTGAAAGTCCAACGCGCGACTTTCGACATTAAAAAACAAACAAAAATATAAAATCCAAAAAAATCTTTATTATCTTTTATTGACATCATGTAGAAAAATCTATTAAGATAAAAAAACTACATAATATCTAAACCTCAATATATAGAATAACGATCTTTCGGCTCTCCAAACTGAACAATATAATCAATTGTCGTCTGAAGAGTGAAACTTGCTGGAGTTGCATCAGTCAAATTAGCCATCTGAACAGCAGCAGCAAAATATGCCTGATCAACAGGATTACCTGCAACTGCAGCCGTCAATGAATCAACGTCACCGGGATTTTTCACATCAAAAAACCTCTTCGCTGAAAACTTCCTACTAAATTTAAACTGCGCTGCACTGGTATAAGCAGTTAAATTAAACGTCTTCATCTTCACCGTACGATCACTATGCCATTTATAGTACGTCTGAGCAACATTAAAAGCAGTACCATCGTCATCAAGCTTTGTTAAAAACACCATACCATTGATATCTCCAGAGTTACGAGATATTGTATACGTAATTTTAGAACCTAAAACAGTATAATGATCATACAATGAAGCCCATCTAGTATAATCATCTACCGTAGTTCCAATACCAGTGGCATCAGGATCGTAAATCGAATTCGCCCTAAAGGTACGAAGAGGAACCATCAAACCCGCAGCTCCAGCAGTCACCAATTCCGAAGTAGCAAATCTCAATTTCACGATTCTTTTCAATTTCTGATCTGCCACTGGAAGATATCTACGCTTTTTAAAAATTCGTAGATTACGTCGAACATATCGTCTACTGCCGATTTTACTACGAAATAGACGACGACGATAACTACTCCGGCGCTTAGCAAATTTACGAGCATACATAATTAGGATTTATTAATTAAATTAATTAACTATTACGTCACCAAAAATCTAAAATATCTGGGCCCACATCTAGGCCCGAAGTGGCCTAAAGGTAATACTATACTTTAGGCCACAAGTGATGACGTAGTGGGCTAGATTTTTTCGCCCAAAGTAAAATATCTCCCGATGGGGGCTAGTCGCCCCCAAACCCCGACATACTTAATGACATCGCTACTAATGACACACGATGACGTCAGGGGATCCTCACGGACCCCTGACGCCATCTTAAATTATCTAAAGGTAGGTGTAATGGTTAAAGATCTATATTTTGTTGTTGATTTTCTACATAATGTATATTATGTATTCTCCTAAAAAATGCATCTCGACGAGGTTGATCTTCATTCCGATAAAACGATGATGGGTTAAGATTCGATACTATAAACACCTTATTCCAATAAGCACTCTTATTTTGGTAACGGCAATTCAATGGACAAGGCCATTTATCGAGTAACATCAACATCTCCGAAATTGGCCAATCTGCGTCAGAGAACTCCTCGAAGATCACGACTTCCTCGTTTTGGTAATTATCAAAGGGCCCCCGTCCAGCCCTGATCGTATACCCACCAGGGTATTGTCTGCGGAGCCTGTGGGATTTCCCCACACCCGTCGGCCCCCACAGCACTGTCACAGATAAATTCCGCTCCACCGGAGGAGGCTCTTTCGTCAGCTCGACGAGCTTCTGAATCCCAGCATGGAATTTCAGAAAATCCGTCGGGTAACGAGCGGCAACATCGCGCAGGGACATCTTTGCTGAATAACGCATCAGTATAAAAAAGAGAATGAAAAAAATAAAAAATATCTAGCACGAACCTTGAATGATGTCATTGGTGACGCTTTCTAAATCTGACCTTCTTCCTTGTTTTCCCGCCGATCCATCATATTCTCCATATTCAACAAAATTCCCATCCTTCGTGCAATATGTCCGATTCGACTCTTCCGATCCTTTCGCTTGCTCGTAATGTGCTTTATCCGAAACTAACTTCCGAACAACACCGAGACTCTTACGATT